CCAATTACAGGAGCTACAAGAATAACCCTAATAAGTGACTGGTTCTACTCTTTATCAGAACATGTTGATAGTACAAAGAAGTTGAGGAAGTATGCTCCTGTTATTAGCAACTACTTAGAGAATGTGCTTCTATTGTCGAAAACCTTCAAAGACTCTTGTATGTAACGAATGTAGAAAGAAGAAAAGAAAAGTTAAGATGATTTTAAAAGGAGAAACTACCGCTAAGAACTAAAGTATGCTAAAATTATGACATAGAATTTTAATCTGTCACTCTTATCACTATGACACTAACTTCAGAAACCGCAAGGGAGCTACAAAAGAAAGGAGTAAAGGTAAGAAATAAAAAGAGAGATGACCTATGGGCTTTCCTAGCAAGTGGAGGGGCAAGAAGATATCAAAAGAAACTTGATGATCTTTCAAAGGGTAAGAAGCTTACAAAATCAGAGGAACAATTTATGGATAGAAGTGAAAGGCTGTTTGGTTATGTTAAGAGTAAAGCACCAACAGAAAGCAGAGTAGAGCTAACCATACCAAAACCATTAGCAGATGTTTAAAAAAACAACGGCTTTTAAAAGGATAAAGGGAATGTCTAAAAGGATAAGGGCTATTCCAGGTGGTACTTCAGCAAGTAAGACAATATCAATACTAATTTATCTTATCGCTAAAGCTCAAAGTGACAAGGTACCTACACTAACCTCAATTATCTCAGAAAGCTTTCCTCACTTACGTAGAGGGGCAATGAGGGATTTTTTAAATATAATGAAAGCCCATGATTATTTTAAAGACTCACTTTGGGATAAAACAAATTCTACTTATAATTTTGAAACAGGATCAAAGATAGAGTTCTTTAGTGCAGATCAGCCCGAGAAACTACGTGGAGGGCGTCGTGACAGGCTTTTCATCAATGAGGCTAACAATATACCCTTTAGTGCATTTGAAGAGCTAGAAGTGCGTACTAAGGAGTTTATCTTTCTTGATTGGAATCCTACAAATGAGTTTTGGTATTACACAGATATAAAAAATAGTAGAACAGATATAGAAGAGATAACACTTACTTACTTAGATAACGAAGCACTAGACAAACAGATAATCAATTCTATTGAGCAAAGAAAAGAAAGGAAATCTTGGTGGAAGGTTTATGGCTTAGGACAGTTAGGCGAAGTGGAAGGACGTATTTATACAGGTTGGGAAATTATTGAAGATATCCCTCATCAAGCACGTCTTGTAGCCAGAGGGTTAGACTTTGGTTATTCAAATGACCCTACTGTTATAGTTTCAATCTATCAGTACAATGGTGGGTTTATTGTAGATGAAGAGCTTTACCAAAAGGGAATGCACAATAGTGACATAGCTAATTTCATTAATAATCTTGATAGGCAAATAATGACTGTAGCAGATAGTGCAGAGCCTAAATCAATTGATGAAATTAAAATGCACGGTATAAACATAGTAGGTGCACAGAAAGGGCAAGGCTCAGTCAATCGTGGAATTGATTTCGTGCAGAGTCAAAAGATTTCCATCACTAAAAGAAGCCTTAATTTAATCAAGAGCTACAGGAATTACATGTGGGAAACCGATAGATTAGGTACGGTACTAAACAAGCCAGATCACAACTGGTCTGACGGTATGGACGCTGTACGTTATGGTCTTAGTACGTTTATTAGAAGCAATGAACCTATTATCAAGTACGAAACTATTGCAAATCAGATTTTCTGAAATATGAAGTAATACAAAAAACAGGCATTTTGCCTACTTTTCTAACATTTTTAAAAAACACTTTGGCTTATATTAGCTAAAACCTAACTTGACACGCTTATGAAGATTTTTAGATCAAAATGTGAGGCTTGCGGTGACTATTCTTATATCTTCCCAGATCAATTAGAGATTATTAAAAAGAACGATAACTTAAAACTACATAAATACTGCAAGGGTAAGCTGTCTGTAGGGTCTGAATGGTTTTGTATTAAGTGTGACGCCTCAAAGAAAGACGGTACAAGATGTAAAATATATGCTGAGATTGTAGGAGAAGACGCTAAAAAGAAAATAGACATAAGGAAAAGAGAAACAAGCCTACGCTCTCATGGTTTTATTTTACCTACAATGTTTTAAGTGCTAAAATATTAACTGGAAAAGGGAGTTAATCACTTCCTATGGCAAAAATACCTGAATTATCTGAGCAAGAAAAGATCATTGCACATGTTAATGATTTTGTAGCAGAAGTACGTGTAGCAAATACAAGACTTCGTAAAACATGGCTTGAATTGTATCGAAACTATAGGATTTTTAAAGCTCAAGGAAAAAAAGCTTGGCAGTCTAAATTATGGATTCCTAAGACTTTTACTGTTATTGAACAGATCGCCTCAAGGACTACAGCTCATAATCCTAAATTTCACCTAAGGGCTTTGCAGGCTTCTGCTTTGCAATGGTTTACGGCTAATCAAAAGGAAATAGATGAGGCTCTAGCTACTAATGTAGAAGCAGAAACTAATCAAGAGATTCTTAATGTTGATATCCCAGAAGCTAAAGTAATGTCATCAAGGGATATCCTTGAAGCTTATTTATCGTATGTCTTTACCGAGAAGAAACTTAAACAGAAGATTAGAATGTGGGATAAAGGACGTTTAATCTATGGAACGTATCACATTAAAATTGATGTAGATGTTCTAACAGAAAAAAGAACACGTAAAGAAAAGAATGAGCAAGGTGACATGGTAGAGATTGAAGAAGAAGTATTTAAAAACGTCTTACCAGATATCAACACAGTTGATGTTTTTGATTTCATTATCCACCCTAGAGAAACACACTTAGATACAGCGTACGCCATTGGGCATAAACGTGATGAAGTTTCTATTACTGAGTTAGATGACGATACTTATTTCAATTTAGATAAGATTGACCCATCAAGAGGTAATACACCTGTATTTGATGAAGAAACACAGAAACGTAATCAAGTATCACAAGATTCACAAAAGAAAATTAATCCTAATTCGTTTCAGATTATAGAATACTGGGGTAAATACTCAACGACAGGAAAGCCAGAAGATCAGAAAGAATATATTATTACAGTTGCAGAGGGGGCAGTTTTAATCAGATTCGAAGAAAGCCTAGTGCGAGATGCTAACGGTAAAGTAGTTAGACCTTTTGTTGCTATGCACGATCAACCTGTACCTGGTGAGTATTTTGCTATAGGTGAGGCTGAGTCAATCATGTCACTACAAGATGAAATTAATCATTTGAGAAATACAAGAGTTGATTTCAATAATTCTGTTCTTTATCCTGAATGGATTGTACGCAAAGGGTCTGGGGTTAATCCTTTTCAATTGGTTCATAAGCCTAATAACATTATCCAAGCAGATAGGATTGAAGACATACAACCACTTAAAAAAGATGTTGTACCTAATTCAAGCTATAGAGAGGAAGACTTTTTAAATAGAGATTTCCAAGACACAACTTCAACTACTAACTTTGCTCAGCCTGGTGCTACTTCTGCTTTCACAGACACAGCAACAGGAGCTAAACAAAGACAACAGGAGCAGAATACTAGAATGAGATTAAAGATTGAATATTTAGACGATTCTATTAGTGAGCTTGGACGTAAGATTTTAATCTTCGCTGCTGATGCCATCCAAGATTCAATAGAAATTCCTAACGAAGACGACTTTATTGGAATTTATAAAGATACTTTCAAAAAACTTTCTGAAGGATTTAGTCCACAAATTATTTCTGGCTCAATGGCTGCTGATACTCCAAGCGAGAAACGAAACGAAGCCATAGCCAGAGGTAATATATCTTTACAGTATGCTCAAGCAGGGGTTCCTGTTAATTTAGCAGAAGAATATAAAAACATAATGGAAAATGGATTTGACGTTAAAGATGTAGATAGTTTATTACAAGATGCACCTGTAGCACCTGAGGGTGCACCACAAGAAGGACAGCATCCGAAAGTAGCACCTCAAGCATTACCAGCATAATTATGGATAAAGGGAAATACCGAATCTTTAAGTCAGGAATGACTGAAGAAGAAAGAGAGATCATAGCTAAAGACGAAGCTGTTCAGGCTAAGTTTAAAGCAGAACAAGACAAAGTTAACGCTACAATGCGTACTAAAGGATTTAAGATCATCCTTGATAAGATCGTAAACGACTTAGAGGTAGCAAGATATAAGTTATTAACTTGTAAAGAAAAAGACTTGGCAAGACTTCAGACAGAGGTCAAGATCAGGAAAGAGTTCCTTAACAAATGGACACCCTATCAATAGTTGGTTGGGTGCGGCTAAATCCCTTTTCCACCCTACGCAAGTAGGGAGCCGCACTCAGCTAATTGCTGTTTTTATTACTAATGTATTATTATGGAAGATACCCCTAACGAGGTAGTAGAGGAAACCGTTGTAGAAACGCCCGAAACTATTGAAGTAGAGCCTTCTGCTGTCGAAGAGCCTCAAATTGAGAAACCTCTGTACGCAGGAAAATATAAAAGTCCTGAGGACTTAGAGAAAGCTTATCAAGAAGCACAACGTCTTATTTCTGTTCAAGGTCAAAAGCTAAAGAGCATTGAAGAACCAGCACTAGCACCAGACAAGCAAGCAATTGCAAATGAACTGGCAGCTATGGGGTTTGTAACTAAAGACCAGCTTCAACACAATACAGCAGTCACTAATCAAAAGATTAAAGACGATGCTGAGATTAAAACGCTTAATCTTACCTCACAACAAGAACAGGTTCTAAGGGCTTTTGCCTCGAACCAAAACAACCTTTCTAAATCTATGTCAGATTGTTGGAGTGAACTTAGCGGAGCTATAGGCGGTGTAGTAGTTAAAAGAACAACAACTATTAAACCAAAAGCCAGTAGTCCGAGTGGGTTCAAAAAACTTTCTAATGAAGAGTTAGCAAGATTACCAGAGGACGAATATAATAAATACTGGGCTAATTATGCAGCAGAAGCTGAACAATAATATTTAACAAAATACTAATGAAATTTGTATTACAAGCTAGTGGTGCAGCTGATATTAATCAGGCTGACGGAACCACAAACTACACAGCAGAAATGCCAAAAGCTGGTGTACTAAGACTAGATGAATGTTTTCTACGTTGGTCTGAAGCTACAGGAACTCAAACTACTACACAGGGTGTTATCTCTATTGAAGTAGCAGGAACTGAAGTAGCAACTTTAACAGCTAACATTTCTGACGCTATTGGTGAATCTCAATTATTTACTGCTTCAGGTGATAAATATGTAGAGTTCTCTGCTGGTGACGATATTGAGGTTATCACTAAAACTCAGGCAGTAGGTGGAACAGTTACTGGTGACGGTACTTGCATGCTTTCTCTTGAACTTGGTGTGTAGTCTTAAACGGAAAAGGGTAAATTTACTTAATTAATTTATCCAATAATATGGCTAATCTAACTCCGACAACTTCGGCTAATTTCATTCCTGAAAAATGGAGTACCGATATCATGCGAGCTACTGAAGCAAACTTAACTTTAGCAAAGCTTGTACATGATTACAGCTCACTTGTAAAAGATAATGGTGATACTATTCATGTTCCTAATCTTTCTAGTCTTACAGCTAACGACAAAGTATCTGGTGTTGATGTTTCCTTCCAAGCTCCTACAGAAACTAAGATTGATATTTTACTTGATCAGCATAAAGAAGCTTCTTTTAAACTAGAAGACATTACTGCTACTCAAGCAAATGTTGATCTTAATGCTGAATACACAGGTAAGGCTGGTTATGCTCTAGCTAAGGCTATTGATTCTTCTATAGCTGCTCTAGCTGCTTCTTTCTCTCAAACTAAAGGAGCTTACAATACAGCTATCACTACTGATGTTATTCTTGATTCTATTGAGCTTTTAGACAATGCAGACGTACCAGAAGAAAATCGTTACTTTGTAATGAAACCTAAGACTAAAAGGGATATCATTGATATCGCTACTTATATTTCTAACGATTTTGTAAACGGTAAACCTGTAGAGTCTGGTAAAATTGGTATGATTTACGGTGTATCTACTCACATTTCTACAAATATTTACAATTCAGGTACTTCTACAAATGACATGATGTTCCATAAAGATGCTATGGGTCTTGCTTTGCAGAAATCTCCTAAAACAAATGCTGACTACAACGTAGCTAGTATTGCTTGGGAAGTTGTAACTGACACTATTTATGGGGTGTCAGAAATGAGAGATGATCATGCAATTTTGATCAAGACATAATGTTTTATGTTAATATATTTACTTAACTAATATCATTATGGCTACAGATGTATGGTCAATATCCCTAAAAGATAAGACAGGAGATTCTGCTTATCCTACAGTTGATGTTTCAGGTTCTGTTGTTTCAGCAGTAACCGCTACAGAAGACGATGGGGTTATCACACTTACTATGACAACTTAGTTGTTTTACTATCCTTCTATTATCTAGTATAGTAGGAGGTAGCAAGATAACTATTAAACTATGGAACCACTTATTAATCCTCCTAAAAAGGACAACACGCCTGTATGGTTTGAACTTCCTAATGGAAGTAAAAGAGTTTTCCCAAGGCATGCAGTAGCTAAAATGTTAGCTGATAAAAATAGAGGCTGGGTACTTTGTGAGCCTGAATTTGTGCCTAAAAAGCATATTCGACCACTTGATGAAGGAAAGTCTAATACAGCTATTAAAAATGCTAATACAGAGCTTTCAAGTAGACAAATTAATGAGGTACTTTCTAAAAGCATGACAGAATTAAGAGATTATGCTAAAGAGAAAGAAGTAGCTATACAAGGTCTAAGGAGTAAGAAAGCAATCTTAGAAAAATTAGAAAAAGAAGGTAAATTATACTAAATCATAATGGAAAAGGGTGTGGCGTGGATGAAAGCTCGTCACGTAAGAAATAATAAAATTTAACACCCTTTCATTATGGCTTTGCCTAGTTCTCGTAACGACCGAGAGTATAAAAAATTCGTTGAAACAGACGGAGGTGACGTTGCTGTACGTACAGTAGGCGATACTTCTACTTTAGCAGGTGGAGCTTCACAAGCTTCAGGTCTAGCTGTTTATTACGCTAAACCAACAGGAGCAAATGGTGACGGAGTTTCCGCTTATGCTTCAGCTACTTCAATAACAATCACAGGCTTACCTTTTACTTTTGCTGCAACTGACGTTGAGTCTGTTGAACAGATTCCTACTTCTGGAACTTCAACAGTTTATTCTGATAAAGCTGATTTTTCAGTATCAGGTACAACTTTAACAGTAACAGGATCGTCTTTTGATTCAACAGATGTTTTTGTTGTTAAGCTTACTGGAAAAGTAAGGGGTTATGATTCAGGCTTTGATTCAGATAAAGTTTCCGAGATCGCTCAAGAGAGATTTGGGTACGCCCCCGAAAACTTAGTTGATACAACTAACCTAAGTGCGGCTACTCATTATTATCCTAGTTCTACAGGTGGAACTATGGATTCTTGGAGAGATCAATCACTATCTGGCAAGTTTATTGACGCAGACGGTACTGTTACGGTTACCTTAGAGGTTACAAATGATGAAGACGCTTCAAGTGCTGATTGGGTTACTTCTTATTTTTACGATGATAATTCAGACTTAACAGTTAACACGTTTACAGTAACAAACGGAACTTTAACATTTTTAGCTTCAATAAATAACAACATTTTCAGACGTTATCGCTGGGTTGTTGTTTGTTCTGGTGCTACTAATACAGTGATTCTTAAAGGTCGAAAGAAAGCCCTATAACTACCCTAAATATGCTTAATGAATATAATATTAGAACAATCTCAAACGGTGATAGTAATGTTGTCTTTGATGACCTGTTAATCAATAGCGGTTTATTCAAATTCAGAGGTTCGTCGGACCCTACATGGCAAGATTGGCAACCATCTGGAAGCGGTACAGCCTTTCAGGTTCTCAAATTTAACAAAAATGATGAGATTTTCTTTAGTGTTCAATTACCACATACATATAAAGAAGGTACTAACTTACGTCCACATGTTCACTGGACACCTTGCGATAGAGGCACAGCAGAAAGCGGTAAATATGTAGGCTGGAAATTAGATTACTCATGGGCTTCAATTAACACTGGAACGTTCGGAGCTAGTACAACAATTTCAATGAGTGATAAATGTTCAGGAATAAATGAGTATCACGAAGTTAGTGCTATGGCTTCCCCTTTTATTGACGGCACAGGGCAAAAAATTAGCTCTATGCTTGTTTGTAGACTTTATCGTTCCGACACAGGTGCAGATGATACATGGGTAGGCACAAACGCAAACGCTCCAGCTTTATTACAATTTGACTTTCACCACGAGATAAATGGTGCCGGTTCAAGACAAGAGTGGTCAAAACTTTAACAATTTAACAATTATATAATGGATAAAATTATACCAGAGGGAATGGAAGTCATTCCTGCAAGTGCGGAAATTAAAATAACTAAAACAGTTGAAACTGGATTGGTTGCTAAGGCTAAAGAGCTTTTGACCGTTCCAATGGACAGTAGCGACCTTATTAACGCTCTAGAGTTCTATTGTGTATACGGTAAAGCGCCTGAGATGAAAGGTGATCGACCTGTAATTAGTGGAAACTTTGAAAAGAAAGCAGGATACGAAAGTAAACACTATTCAAGTTCACAACTTAAAAGAATCATAGCTACTGTTAAGGCTGATTTAACGCCTAAAGAAGAGCCTATTGAAGAAGAAATAACTAAATAATTATGAACCTAAGTATCATGGGTGATAAGAGGGTATTCTCAGAAAATTTTGGAACTGATTTAGATGTTGCTAATAATGGTGGTGTTACTACTTCCGTTTCCGTAAATAACGGAGCTTTGTTTGATACAAACACAGATAAAATAATCTATTCGCAAACAGAAGTTTTCAACAATAAAGAATTAACTGTTAAGTTGGTTTTTACTCCTAACTTTGATAACGATTCTGGTGCTGTTCATTACTTTTACGACTCATACAACAATAGGAATTATATCTTGTTAAGTGGTTCTACTGGAAATTTACAAATTACTTTTAATGATAAAAATGTTGCTAATATAGCTAGTGCGATAGTTAAAGCAGCTTGGAAAACAAACGAAAAAAACACGCTTTATGTGTCTTCAGTATCTGGGAATACAAGTGTTTTTCTTAACGGTACAAAAATACAGGATTCTAATACAGCGACATGGTCACCAGATTACATGACTGAGTTTACTGTTGGAAACAACCATACCCCGACAGTCGCATTCATCGGGACTCTTCATGAATTTTCTGTCTATCACACAGCTTGGACAGACCAAGAAGTAGAAGACGATTACGCTGGTACAACCTATTCATCACTAGACGCTAGCAAGTCTTTGATATATCTAACGGGTAGAAATAGATATACAGGCACAGTAGAATATACTGAAAACCTAGGAACGGTTGGAGATTTAATTTGTGGAGATGGAACAACCAGAACAACATTTCCAACATTCAATCCACCTAAAGAGATTAGTTTTGACGGTGGAGATTATCTTGAAACAGATGGGACTGTTGATTTTGCCTCAACTGATAGCTATCTTCTGCATTGTAGATTCACTTCTACAGGTGTTGGATTCATTATGGATAATAGAGACACTTCGCTTAAAGGAATAGCCTGTTATATTAATGGAACAGGAGCTATAACAGTTGCAAGTAATGGTACGTCAGCCACTTATATTACAACAACGGAAAAATTCAATGACGGCATAGAAAGGGATTTGGTCGTCGTTTGGAATAATATTGATTCAACAAATTTACAAGCCTCTATTTATATAGATGGCGAGCTTATTAGAACTCAATCATTGAATGTCCCTACAGCAATAACCAGTACAATTAGAATTGGTAATTCAAAATCATTTACACCTTTCCAAGGAACGATGAAAGATGTGGGATTTTGGAGGGCTTCTTGCACACCTAGACAAGTTCGTTATATCAACGAAAAATCACTTAAAACTTTGAACGTATGAGTATTAAAAAAAGCCTAGAGGGTAATTTGGTTGAACATTGGGACTTTCGCAAAGGCGATATTCAAGGCGAAAAAGATACTTCAGTTACAACACCAATGTCTACTATCCTTTGGCAGAATTCGCCTAATGGTAAATATATAAAGTTCAGCGGTAGCGAAACAATGTCATTATCGACGCCGACACCGTATCAAATGGATACGTTTACAATAATGATGTGGGTTAAATCTGATTCGGTAGTTCCGTCAGTAAAACCTCTGTTTTCGATGGCTGCCGCCCATTTCTATTTTGGTTTGACTTCTGGTGAGGCAATTATATTCTCATCAAATGATTCGACTGATACTCAAGTTACAACCAGCTCAACAATAATACCTGTTGAAACTGGAAAATGGTCTTTGATAGGGGTTACGGTAAAAACAGACGGATCAAATGTAACAGTAAGTTTGTATGTTAATGGTGTTTTATCAACATCTAAAGTCAGGACAACTGGTTGGGGGTCTACTTATGGAAGTTTATTAGTTTTAGGTGGATTTACTGCATCAGGATATTTCTTTGACGGAGGCATAAGAGAAATTTATCAATATAATAAAGCACTCACAGGAGAAGAAATGGCAGACTTTTATAATGAGTCTGTTCAGGAGGCTTATGTTTTAGGGTTACCAAAAGAGAATTTTACCAGTCCAGTTCTGTATGGTCCGGAAGAAGATTTAGGCGATGAACTTTTGACAGACGGAGACATGGAAGACGCTAATGTTGTTGGTTGGGCGGCAGGAAATAATGCAACAGTTACAAAAGAAACCACAGACCCACATAGCGGTACAAGATGTTTACGTATTGCACATAATGGAACAACAAATCCTTATGTTTCGCAAACCTCTTTTACTGTTGGTAAAACTTATAGATTAGAAGGTTGGGCTAAAAGCGACGGCACTCAAAAAGCTAATGTTTGGAATAGTGGAATTCGACTTTGGACTTCTTCAGCTTCAGCAAGTTGGCAAAAATTTGAGATAGTTTTCACAGCTAGATATACCAAACTAGACCTTTATTGTATTGGTTCTGCTGGATATACAGAATTTGACGACATATCAATTAAGGAAATTCACAACGTAGGTGCTTGGAACATGATATTAAATGACGATGTTGTTACTGATAATTCAGCAGACCAAAACGACTTAACCGTTGCTGGTGGTGCTGCAACTCAAGTGCGAGCTGGAAGCAATGCCGC